TACAAGATGGTGGAGATCTAGAAGTTTCGGATTCGATTAATTTTCCTAGTGAGATCGAAATTGAAAGTGTTGTACAAGATGGAGGAAATCTAGAAGTTTCGGATTCGATTAATTTTCCTAGTGAGATTGAGATAGAAAGTGTTGTACAAGATGGAGGAGATCTAGAAGTTTCGGATTCGATTAATTTTCCCAGTGAGATTGAAATTGAAAGTATTGTACAAGATGGAGGAGATCTAGAAGTTTCGGATTCGATTAATTTTCCTAGTGAGATTGAGATAGAAAGTGTTGTACAAGATGGAGGAGATCTAGAAGTTTCGGATTCGATTAATTTTCCTAGTGAGATTGAGATAGAAAGTGTTGTACAAGATGGAGGAGATCTAGAAGTTTCGGATTCGATTAATTTTCCCAGTGAGATTGAAATTGAAAGTATTGTACAAGATGGAGGAGATCTAGAAGTTTCGGATTCGATTAATTTTCCTAGTGAGATTGAGATAGAAAGTGTTGTACAAGATGGTGGAGATCTAGAAGTTTCGGATTCGATTAATTTTCCCAGTGAGATCGAAATTGAAAGTATTGTACAAGATGGTGGAGATCTAGAAGTTTCGGATTCGATTAATTTTCCTAGTGAAGTTGAGATAGAAAGTATTGTACAGGATGGTGGAGAACTAAAAAAAAAAAATAATATTTTTTTAAAAGATAAAAAAATATATGATAATATTTTTTCAAGGAATGTTGGTCCTTATACAGTAAAATCTTAAATTTTTATATATATATTAAATATATAGTATATATATATGAATAATTTAATTAAAAGTTCAATTGAATATTATGACTTGAAAGAAAGTGATTTTAGATCAATCAAATATGATATATTATATGAAAATAAATCTGATTTAAATTATAATAATATTATTATTGATTCAATATCTAATAATAAAAAAAAATTTAATTATGAAATATTATGTAAAATTGATAAAAATAATAAAATGATAATCTGGTCTTGGGCTTTACCTAATATTGAAAAGAATAAAACTTTTATTTCTAGAAATTTATTGAAATATGGATTAGATTTAAATGATGATAGTTTAATTGAATTAAAAAATATATTAATTAATTCAAAAATAAGATATCAGAATGTTAATTCAATGAATATTTTATTTTATATATTTTTTTTTTTAACTAAGAAAGACTGGATTTTTGCATTAGATAATTATCTTTATATAATCTTTGATTCTAATTAATAACAAATGGATTATATCTTGGTCTGTCAAAATCATTCATAAATAATATGAATTTTCCAACACTAGTATCTAAAAAATCAATATCAATTTCATCTTTATCATATAATTCTTTATCTCCTCTTACTTTAATAGGTATTTTTACTGAACTTCCTCCAGTTGGATCCGAAGTTATTCCATAATATTCATATTGATTACTACCAGGATAAATCTGTCTCCCAAATAATTTAACCATTTTATTATCTTCTCTTCTAATTAAATTACCATAATAATGATAATTGTCAGGATATCCTCTTGTAGGAACCTCAAAAATATAGTCTTTAGCCGCTGAAGGATAAATATGTCTTGGTAATCTTCTATTAGGAGGTTTTAAAGGATCCTCAAGAGCGTCTTCATCTCGTTTATCAATTTTATCATTAACAAAACTAGAGGTAGGAATAATATATTTATTAGAGATAAGTGTATCATCTTGAGGTGTATTAGTATTAGTTGTTTTATGTTGTTCAGATTTCATATTTGTAAATACTATAATAATAATAAAGCAAGTTAGAATAAATATTAGAAATAGATTTTGGTTAAAGCAGATTTGTTGCATTTATATATATATTTAATATATAAAATAAATTTGATTTATATTAAAATTAAAATATAAAGTAAATATAAATGATAGAGGTATTTAGTCATATAGTTGGTTTAAATGACGAGTTGAAGGAATTTTTTCTAGATAATATATCATCATTAGATTTTAATATAATAGATTTGGATAAAATAACAGAAAATATATTAAATGAGAAGGGTATGAATGAAATTTATGATGAGTTAGATAAAAATCCGAAAAAAAGTAAGGATATAGAGAAAAAGATGTGTAATTATTGGAAAGATAATTTTTATTTAAGGTTAAGTAAATCAGTTGATGATAGTAAAAAGAAGATTATTTTGTTAGGGTTAAGTAATTTTTTTAAAAATAGTAGAGTAAATATTAAAATTGACACTAATTTAAAATTTTTTGTAAAGGTAAATTTAGAAAAGAATGCCAAAAATGTAATAGAGAAAAATTTAGATAATCATAAGAATGAAATAATTGAAGGATTATTTCCCTTAGATTATTTAAATATTGATTTCTTAATAAAAAAAAGACAAGATTTGTTAAATATTTATAGTAAATTAGGCTATGAAGAAAAAATTATTAGTAATATAATTAAAATAATAAAAAATAATTATGATAATTTTATTGATAATGATTTGTACTATGGATCAATTAATAAATATAATAAATTAATAAAAGATAAAAATATTACAGCTTTTACAGCACCATGGTTAGCATTATTGTCATCTGTAAATAATAAAAATTTAAAAGGGGGATTTAAAAATGGACAAAGTTTTATAAGAGAAAGTAAAAAAGATGAAATTAATAATTTAGATAGAGAATGTTATTTATATAAGGTAGATAAAAAAAATTTTTATCAAAGTCAAGATGGAAAAGGTATGAAATTTATATCAAATAAAGGAGTTAAAATAGAAGAAAAATATTATATTGAGAATATTTTAGATTATTTAAAAGATAATAAAATTCGTATTAATTAGGATTAATTAATATATGAATATGTATGAGTGATAAAGTAGAAGTAATTTATATAAAAGAAAATAATTCGAAAGAGGAGTTTGATTTAATTTTAAAAAATGAAATTAATTATAATAAGGAGGAGAAAAATATATTAAAATTAAAATCAAATTATGTTGATTTTGAAAAAAGTATAGAAAAACTAAAAAAGTTTTGTGAGTTAAGAGAAATTGAAACAAAAGAATTTATGGAGGAAGCAGTAGAATTAATTGAATTAGATGATCAACATATTGGTGATTTAAAAGATTGTTTTGTCAATAATACAAATGTATATCAAGTGATGTACAAAATGGTAACTCAATATGATAATAGAAATGAATTACCTAAGAATATCTTGAGTTCTTTTATTAATTATGAAAAGGAATTACTATTTAATAATTGTATTTTAATGAATACATTTATATCAAAAGATGGTAATAATGACAAATTAGAAAATTGTAATTTTAAATTATTAATAGATTTAATTTTAAGTATAGATTATCATGTATGTGTTTATGTTGATTGTAATAATAATTTTAAGGAAGTTTTAGTAAATAATAAGAATGAGATAGTAGATCCGTTTAATAAATTTAGGAAAGATTTAAATATAAAACAGATGTTATTAGATACAAGTTATAAAATGGTAGAAAAAAATTATTTAAATTTTGAATTAGTTATTGTATATAATGATAATATAGATGATAAAATAAATGAGCCAGTAAGTAGATTATTACATGGATTAACTAAGGGTGATTGTTTAATTTATAGTAAAGGAAAAAATTCATTTAATGATTTATTTATGAATGATGTTTTAAATTTAGTCAAAATTTGGAATAAATTTACTGTTCAAGATAGTGATTTTCAAAAAATAAATAAAAATGAGAAAAATAGATATCAGTTATTAAATGATAGATTAGAATTATAAGTTCGTTAAATTTAAATATTAAATAAATATTTAAATATATGGATAATATGTCAACTAATATTAATGAGTTAAATGAAATTGATATTCAAAAACTAACATCAAATATTCATAAGGAAATTGAATTAGGAAAAACTGATGATTATATAAATATGGAAAGGTTAAATAATTTGCAACAAATTCAGATGCAGAAATTACAACAATTAGATGATCAAATAAAAAAAGAAAAAGAGGATGAAATAGAGGAAATAAAAGAGAAAGTATCATATTTTGAAATAGTAAAAAACCCGATAATTTTGTTATTATTATATGTATTATTAAATCATAAAGATGTTATATTACTAATAAATAATATAAAACCGTTATTAATAAAAGATAATTATATAGTAAATTTATTAAGTAATGGGATTATTTTAATTACAACTTATTTTATATTAATTAAAATTATGGAGTAATTTATTATGTAAGAATTTAAAGTTATTTATAAAATTATCAAAATTATTTTCATGAATTTTAAAATTAAATTTAATAGATAATATTTTGTTATTAATTTCAATAAACTCGATAATAATAATTGAATTTTTAAATTTAACAAAGTATTTATCATAACTTTTATTTAATTCAGAGTGATAATTTTGAATTGTTGGGAAATTAATATTATCAATAATATAATTATTATTAGTTTTATAATTAATTGATAATTTGTCATTTAAATCATATTTTAAATCAGAAGAATTAATCCTAAAACACACATGTGTATTATTATCTTTACTAACTAAGATATAATCATAATATTGATAAATTTTATCATTACAAGTTGTTTTATTATATTTTTTACCTATAAAATTCTTAAATGTATAATAACTTTTTTTATTTATATTAAAATTAAAAAAATTATTATTTAACTTACCAAATGTAATTTCTCCATTAATAAATTTATTTTTTTGAATTAAATTATTAAGATGATTTATAAATTGTTCACTCATTTTATATTATAATAATTTATCTTTAATTAAACTAAAAATCAATTTTTTAAGTAATAAATTGAAATAATAATTAGTTGAAGAATTGATTATTATAATAAATATGAATGTCATAAAATTTCCTAATTATACTAATAATTATTCATCTAAATGGTCAGTTTATGAAAAATCTTATTTAAATCCTAATTATATAGATGAATATGAAATAGATGATAGTGATATTAATCTTTATGTAGAAGAGTATGAAAAAATAATTAAGATAAGGAATAATTTTTTTAAAATGGATGAAAATGTAGTATTAAGTAAATTATTAATAAATTTAAATAATAAATTTATAGAAAGATATAGTGATAATTTTGGTAATATTATTGTAGATTTTATAAAAGCCGAAAAAATAAATAAATTTGCCTATTGTTTTTTAAAAACTTTAAAATATGATAAAGATAGAATATTAATAATTACTAATTATATAAATAATAATTTTATAGATATAAATTTTATAAATAATTTAAAAATAATAAACCAGATTATATTAGAATTTGAAAAGATAAAAGATATGAATGAAGTTATATGTCTTATTCATAAAAATATTTCAAATAATATAACAACGAAATTTTTAAATTTTATATTAAATACAGATTTAAATATTTTATCAAATTTATTAAAAAAAATAAATTTATTCAAAAAGTTTTATAATTATTTTGATTTATCAAAAAAGGTTATTATTAATAAAGCAATTTTAGAAAAAATAATATTAAATTTAAATAATAAAAATATATCTGATAATAATTTAGCAAATACAATTATTAATATATTTGATTTTTTTAAAAGTAATGATTTAAATGAAGTAATAGATGTAGAATGTAACTTATTATTAGATTATATAAATGCATCAATATATTATTGGATATTAGATAATAATTATTTAAATATTGAATCTTTAATAATTTATTCTTGGAATTTTTTACCAAAATTAAATTTTTTAGAATATTATAAATTTCATTTACAAAATAGAGCACTTATAATAAAAAATTATGAATTAGAAAAAAAATTATTTGATAAAATTATGAAAATATTTAATGGGGATGAATTTAGTAATATAATTTATGAGATAAAGTATATATTGGATGACATATATTTATCAAATTTGTGTAATACGGAGTTAAAAAACATTAATGTAAATGTAAAGTATAGTTTTAAGGATGTAGATTTTGATTTAAGTAAGTGTAATTTATTAATTTGTTCAAATAATTTATGGAATGATAACAAGAATTTATATAATACAATAAATTATGTGGACAGTATCGGTGTATATGAATGTATAATAAATAAATTTTATGAAAGTAAATATTCAAAAAAGAGAAGATTGAATATATCAAATGAGGAAAGTATTATAAATATAAATTTATGGAAAAATAGTTTGATAATGCCATTAACGTATTACAATTTATTATACATGATAGGAGATAGTGAAATAGAAACATCTAAAAATACATTTAATTATTTAAGAGATAGTTTAAATTATGGCGATGATTATTTAAAAAAAATAATAAATATTTTTAAAAGTAAGAATTTAGTTAGGGAGGTAGTAGTATTAGATAAGAATGAGTTAAATAATTATATTAATATGTATTATGAAAAGTCAAATTTTAAAAATATAGAATTCATAAGTAATAGTAATTTAGAATGTAATAATTTAGATAATATAAAACACATTATTTTTAGTTATATTAGTTTTAATAATTTAGAAATTATAGAAAATTGTTATAAATTGAATAGAGTATTAATAGATATATTAAATATTGAAGACGATATAATTTTTATAATTAATGAGGAGTTAGAGAATCAAGAGTTATATTTAAATTTTGTAAGTGTAAAAAAAAATGAAAAGAAAGTTTTGGATGTAATTGAATATGATAAAGATATATTATTAGATTCCAAGATATGTGAATTATTAAAAAAAAATAAGGAGTTAAAATATGGAAAATTTCTTTTAAATTTAAGACATAATATTAGTAAGTTTTTTATACCATCTGATAAAGAAATTTTAAATAGATTAGAAAGGTTAATAATATTAGGATATGTAAAAAAAGATAATGATTTGTATAAATATGTTGAATAAAATTGAATTTATATATAGATATAATTTTATAAATATAGTATAAAATGGAATGTATATTTAAAAATCCTTTTTTTAATAATGATAATAAATTTTTAATAAATGAAAATTATAAATATATTAATGAATTAAGTTTAAAAGAAATTTATAGTTATTTTAGTAAAATGTACATATTATGTTTAAAAAATAATCATGAATTAGATGATAGGATTTATAATGATTGTTTAAGTTTAAAAGACTTGGAATATTTTAAGGAGAATTTTTTAATATTTAAATGTAATTTAAAATTATTAAAAAATAGTGTACATAAAAATCAGGTTGTATTGGTAGATAATTATTATTTAAATTTAATAAAGAATGATAATTATGATGAAATGAATTTATTATTACCATTAATAAATTTAACAGATACTAATTATAAAAAATACATAAAACAGTATATAAATGATTCAAATTTTGGTGATTATTTATCAATAAAAAATATTAATAATTTTTATAATAATAAAAATTGTAATATAAATTATTTAAGAAACTTATTAATGAATATGGATTCTACAGATTATTGGTTAAATATGAGTAAATTAAATTTAACAAATAAATTTATAGATAGGGAATTCAAGTTATCATTAAATGAAAAAATAAAGGATGTTAAGATAAAAAATTTATTAAATAATTTAAATGAATTTCCCAAAGAGGGAGATTTGTATTTAAATTATTTATATAGAAATGATGTTCATGTTGACATTTCTTTAGTATTAAAAAATAATGGTTATAATTTATATTATATTGATAATAATTTAGAATATACAATAGATTTTTTAAATAATACATTAGATGATTTAGAAGACGAACATGAAATATATATATTATTAGTAAGTTTATTAATTTCAAAAAAGTATTGTCATTTAATTTTAAAGAATATTAATATTCTTAATAAATATAATTATATTATAAATAAATATAAGCTAGGAATAAGATATGCAATGTGTTATGCTTGGTTATGTATGTATTCAGAAGAATGTATTAAAAAATCATTTATTTGTGAAGATGATCGTTTTGTTTTTACAATAGATGAAGCACATAACTTACCTAATTTTACATTTAAATTAGATGAATTAAGGTCTAATCCATATTATTCTTTTTTAGTTTCAGAGGAAGTAGCTAATTTAAAAAATAATATTATGGGTGTGAGGGTAGAGAACATAAATTTAGGAGTATGTGATTTGGATGAATTTAGGAGAAGGTGTAATATATTTATAACGGAGGATGAGAGTAAGAATATTTTAGATGGGGTTAGTATGTCAAATCTAGGAATAACTGGTAGTATAATACCAGCGTGTGTAACATTATTTAATCCATTACAGACCAAATTTAGTTCATTCGCTCGTTATTATAACGAGTATTATTGTAATTCAGATATAGATGTAATATGTAATATTGAATGTAATAATAAATTTATAGAGAGGGTGTATAAATTTTTTAATGATTTAGAATTAAATTACAAAAAATTATATGATGATAATCTAAGTATTTATAGTTTTAAAAATACGATAATAATTGTGAATGAGGAGTATATAAATGAAAAAATAGTAAATAGTAATTATGATTATGAATATGTATTAGAAAATTTAGATAATCCAGAGGTAAAGTTATTATTTTACAAAAAGTATTTAGATGAGAAGATTTTGGATAATGAAAAATATTTTAATTCTAAAAAGTGGATGGATGAGATGTATAATATATTATTTAAGATAGAATTATTAGAAGATATAAAAATAGTATTAAAATCGGAGGATGACAAGAATGAAAAGTATAATTCAAGTAAAACTATATTTATGTTTAAGGAGAGTATAAAATTTAAAATTTTTGGAGTAAAGTTGAATCATAATTTTGAAATATTCAACACTAAATATCCAGCGTCATTTTTTTCAATAATAAGTAAATTTCATTTACCTTGTGTAAGGGGTTATTATGATGGGGATAATGTATATTTGTTACCGTCATGTGTAAGTGCAGCAAATACTTTAATAAATTTAGATTACAAATATTTTGCAGGAAGTATTGATCCGATAGAAATAATAAACAAATATAGGACGAGGGGATATAGTACAATATTAAATGATTCAGAGAAGATAAAATTTATAAAATACGTATTAAGTTTAGATAAAACATCAATGATGTATAATAATCCTAGTTTAAGAAAACAGAAGGAGATCGATTCAATTTTAGGTTATTTCGAGATAAACGATAAATTTTTCAATCCGCGAGAGGTATTATATAAGTATTATTTAAATAATAAACCAGTTGATTTAAATTATAATAGTGTAAGTTTAAATTTTCAATGGCGGGAGGAAAATAATCAAATAATTTCTAACAAGACTGAAAGTACTAATTTATTAAAGATAATTGATTTAAATTTCATAAATGAGAATGGTTATATAAAACCAGTAAAGAAATGGTATTTTGATGCTATATATGATAATATTAATTAAAAAAAATTGATTTTTATATTATTTAGAGATTTAGCCTAAGTTATATAAAGATGTCTAAAAATACAGAAAATCAAACAAAGTTTACGACTTTAATTAATAGTATTGGATATAGTGGTTATAATGTTACTGCTATTAAGAGAGGATTAGAATATTTTTTAAGAAATAAAGATAAGAAAAATTTTATGTTATGTTTAGAAGAATTATATTTATTTAGTCAGTTTTGTAAAGATGAGAAAGAAGAAAAAATAGCAAATGGAATTCTTAGTAGTATAAAAAATAAATTAATTATATTATTTGATGAGGAATTATCTTTTATAGAAATTGATAAATATTTACTTGTAAGAAAAATTTTACAATTATTTGAATCAAATAAAAATTTCAAGTATTTGAGTGTTGTATCAGATATTTTATTTGATTGTCAATTATCTAAGAGAAATATTTCAGGTAAAGTATTTTTTACATATTCGGATACTCCAAACGAAGATTTATCAGATGAAAATTTGTTTAAACAATTTAAAATATATTTCGAGAAGGATGATGATGAATGTTTAAAATATATGTACAAGATATTAGATAATAATAATTTAGGAAAGAAAAGAATATTTAACAGACGTGAGAATATTTATATGATTTGGGAATATTTAAGTAATTTAGAATTAGATGAGAATATAAAAAAAGTTTTTGATTATAAATTAAATAATTTTTATAATAGGAGAAATAAGAGTAGACATTTATTTCTAAGTAGTGTAGTAGATATGTGTATGAATAAGAATGATTATGAGAATAAATTAGATAAATTAGAAAATAAGTATGAGATAAAACAGGATGTAAAAGTAAAAAAGAAAAAAAGAGATACATTAGATTTAGAGTCAATTAATTTTAATAAAGAGTCAAAAAATGATGAAGAAGAAAATAAATATTTCAATTCTGAATGGAATGATTTTTATTGGAATTTTAGTACTCCCAAAGAAAAAAGAACTAGTAAAAAATCTAAAAAAAAAGAAACAATTGATAAAGATTCAGATGAGGAAATTAATTTAGATAAGATTTCAGATGATAGTTTATCAGATGAAGAATCAGATAAAGGAGAATGTAAGGTGAAGGTATTATAATTATTATTTTTTATATGATAAAATTGATTAAATAATTATTTAAATATTAAATGTTTAGTAGTTAAATATGGAAAATCTAAGATTAAAAGCGTTGGAAGATATAAATAGTATTATTAATGAGGAAAATAAATCAAAAAAAATAGAAGATAGTATTTATAATTTTTCAGTATATTATGCAGAATTAAATAATTTTTTTGATAATGATTCATTAATAGAAATTTATGGACATAAAGTAGATGATATTATATATAATTTAAATGATAAAACTAATAAATATTTAAAATCTAGTATTATGGACTCAAGTATAGATAATGTTGGTTATTTAGGTCCACACAAGTTAAATCCAGATTTATGGAAGTCAATAATAGACAAGAGGGAGTGGATAGAGTATAAGAAAAAGAATATGGCAACAACGGACATTTATTTATGTAAGAAGTGTGGAAAGAGGAAGTGTACATTTTATCAATTACAGACGAGGAGTGCGGATGAGCCGATGACGACTTTTGTAGATTGTCAGGTATGTGGAAATTCTTGGAAATTTTAGTGAAACCGTGTATCTTTGTAAGGGACACAATAATCAGAATTATTTTTACAATTATCGACGGTATTATATAACCAATTAGAAATATCTTTATTATAAGGTGGGTTAAATATATTAGGCATTGTATAAAATTGTCTTTCTAAATTTTTATTATAGAAGATATCATTATGGTTTGTATATAAATTAAAATCAAAAAATTTTTTAGGGTTAATTTTACAAAGTTTAGTATATTGTGAATTAGATAAATTAAGATAGGGATCATTAATATTATTATTTAAACAATCATCTTTAATATTTTTTTTATCATCAAATAATAAAATTATAATAGAAAGTGTAATAGGTATTATGTACCAATAAAGTTTAGATTTAAAAGTAATAAAAGAAGAAGTTATAAAAATATTTAAAAGTATTAAATTATTATATATAGATTTATTCATATATTATATAAGTTTTTTTTTTAAAAATAATTTAAAAAATAAATTATATGAATATTGGTTTAATTTATTTTAAGAAGGAGGAAAATGATTTTAAATTTTTATTAGGTAAAAAAAATTTAAAAACTTTAAATTTAGATAATGAATTATATTCTGATTTAGGAGGTTATTTTGAGGAAGATAATTTAGCTGAAGTAAAGTATTTATTTAAAGAACATACATTTGATTTAATAACTTTTAAAGATGATGAAAAAAATTATAATTTTGAGAATGATAAGTATAAATATAAATTATATTTTTTTGAGAATGATGTAAGTGAAAGTGTTATAGAAACAGTAAATAAGGTAAGAAATAGTATCAATAAAACAACAGAGAATGATGTTAAATGGTTTAGTTTGGATGAAATTATTGATAATAAGGAATTATTTGAGAAGGAATTTTTTAATACTTTTATAAGAGCGGTAAGAAAGTATAAGGATAATTTTATTAAAGTTTAATATCATCTGTATTAATATTAGAGTAAAAGTCTTCCATTTCTTTAATTTGTTTAGAAGATAATTTTTGATTATTTTTATTATTATCCATAAATTGGTTAATAATATCTAGTGGGTTGAAATTTTCAGGAATATCGATACCTAAATCTGAGATCATTTTTTTAGGATCATTAAATTCATCCATATCAACGTTTTTTAATTCATCGTCATTAGTAGTATCTAGATCAATTTGGTTCATAACTCTAGATAATGAGTTAAACATATCATTAATATTAATATTATTATTTTTTAGTTTTTCTGCGTATTTTTTAGAAATATCTTCAGATGTTTTGAGCATATTTTCAATAGGATTAACTTTATTATTATTATTTTTAGATGAGTCAACAATATTATTACGTAAAGTTTTAGCGATATCGAGTATCATATTATCAGTATTAAGTGAATTAGAAACTTTATTATTTTCAATAGATGTAATAATTTTATCAACTTTTTGTTTACATTTATCATTTCCAGCTCGATTAATAGCATAAAGTAGTTGAATAGATTCCCAAATTTCATTATTTTTATTTTTTTCAAGAAATACTTTTAAGTTAAAGTTATCGATAAGAATAATGCCATTTTTATTATTAAATAATTTATAATTTTTTTTAAGAAGAAGTTTAAATATATCATTATTTTTATCAATTTTGTTACAAAAAGATTCTATAATATTTAAAATTTGTGTATCATCAATATTTTCTTTAAATAGAATAATATGTTCATTATTATTAATATTTAAAATTTGATCAATAAGTTCAATAAATTTATTTTTAATTTCTATATTTTTATCCATAATATATATATTTATATAAAAAAGGGTTAAATAAATCGCAAAACATTTAAATAAAGGTTATAATAGAATAGTATGAAGTATATATTATTACTCAACAGTATATTATATAAGAGCTATGAATATAGTAAATTAGATTATTTTATATTTTGTATAAATTTAATAAATAGGATAATATCTTATTTAATATTTTTTATATTTTGTTATGATTTGTATATAAATTATAGTAATAATAAGTTAATGTTATTATCGTATTTAATTTATGATGTATTTTTGTTATATGATGCGAACAAGTTAATATTTTTAAAAATAGTAGGTAAAAATTTTGATTTAATGTTAAAGCCAAAAATAAAAGATAGAATAAGATTAATATTAGTAATTTTTTTAGTAATAACAATATTACTAAGTATTGGTATAGTAATAACTGAGTTTTCATTAAAGTATAAATTTTATTTAATAAATAATTTAGTGGATACAAATTTTGAGCATTATTGTTTATATTTTTTTATATTTTACACAGTTTATTTAAAATTATCAGTATTCACTTTATTTTTTGGAATAATTCATAATTTAATAAGTATATTTGATGATTTTTTAAAGGATATAGATAAGAATTTAAATAGTGAGTTATATAAATTATCGAATGAGTTATTAGTCTTAAGACAGTATCACAATAAAATAATAAGTAGGTTTAATGATGTAATATCAAATTTATTTTTATTTTATACAATACCAACGTTATATATATTTATAGAGAAATTTCAAAATTTTGATTTTATGTGTTATTGTCATTTAACATTTTTTGTAATATTTTGTATTTTTTATAATCATTATTTAGATAAGTTAGACAGTAATTTAAAATTATTAAATTCGTTATGTACGAGTAATTCATATATAAAGAATTATATAATTAGGAATAAAAATGTGTATCATATTCAGACCAATCAGGATAATTTAAAAAACATAAATAAAAATGAATTAGAAATAAAGAATTTTTTTATAGATATAGAGAATAGTAAATCAATAGATTGGATAATATTTATTGAGATACTTAAGTTAAATTGGTCAAAATTTAATATATTTGGAGTAGATATAGAAAATTCAACAATAATAAGAAAGTTAATATCGGTAGTAATATTAATTTTATTTGGAAGGGTTATAATTTAGTTTTTAAATATTCTTCAGAAAAATAAGATAATAATTCAAAATGTTCAAAAATAATATTAATTTTAATATCATCTAAATTAGAAATTAGTTTTTTAATATTTATAATTTCTAATAATGATTTATTTGTAATTTGTTTTTTTAAATCCATATTAATAAAATAATTTTTATCTTTATTTTCAAATTTATCTTTATATTCTAAACAATGAATAATAAATAATTCAATAATTTTTTTGTTATTAATTTTAATTAAATTATTAATTGTAGTTTTATAAAATATAATACTATCATCGTTATTAAAAGAATAAATTAAATCTAATAAGTTAATAGATGTATTATTAAATTCATCTGTTAATTGATTTGCATTCATATTATAATAAATATTTTATACGTTTAAATTCTTTTTATCAATAACGACTTTAGAAGTTTGTTTACCTAAAAATTGAGCATTAGTAGTAGTTTTATAATCATTTTGTAAAGGAACAGAAAAGTTAATTTCATTCATTTTTTTATTAATTTGATTAAACTTTGATGTTGTATAATCATTATTTGAAGACATTAGTGTATTAGTATCACTAAAAATATTTGTATCTTGTTTAGTTCTTTGTAACATTAAATTATTTAATTTTTGTTTTTGTACATTATAATTAATTTTTTCACTATCAGGTAGTGTAAATATTTTATTATCATAATATTTATCTATACTGTATGTTTCATTATCATTAATAAATGTATAATCTTTTTTATTATTACATTTATTATTTTGGTCAAATAATAAAGGGTTATTTTTTTTATCTAAATTTTTATTAGGATTTAAATTAATATTATTAGTATTTTTATTAAAGTTAGTTTTAGCGTTAATCCAGTTAAATGCGTTAACACCAACTAAAGGTTTTTTTACATCATCAACAAGTAATGTAGGTACTCTTTGAATATATGGATATTTTTCGGTATTATTATCAATACAAATTAAGTTATAACTTTCAATTAAGTCGTTATCTGATAATAATTCAATTAATTGTTTAGAGTATTTACATTTGTTACTGTAAAATAAGACATCATTATTCATAGTTATTATAATTTTAAATTATTTTTTTTTTAACGAATTATCTTGCATATTCAGTTATTTTTAATGTACCTTCTATATTATTATAATTACTAGAATTACCTCTTCCTAAATGAAATTTATCATCTGCGCCTTCTCGTTTTACATTAAAATGGAAATATTTTATTTTAGTATTAGAATTATTAAAAATACCAGTTTGATAGAATGGGGCAATTCTTGCTCCACCACCACCTCCGTTACCTGTTTGGAATCTATATTTTCTGATAGAAATTCGTGATCCTCCTTTACCTGAAGTATAATGTTCTTTATTTTCTGAAATATGAATTTCTGATTCCCATTTATCATTTCCTGATCCAGAAGCATCATAATATGATGAAATTTCAATAAAAAATTTTGATTTATGAGATCTAGGTAGATAAATTTTTCTAAATATTCTGCTATCATCAGCGTTATAACTAGATGCATTAGTACCATGTCTAAACCGCTCAACATCATTAAATGTCCAAACTTCAGTATGAATTAATTGTCCAGCTGTTGAGGGTACAGTTTTAGGAACGTGTAAATCTTTTTTAGCATCAATTTTATTATCTTTTAAAACTAAGTAATCACCTTTTTTTTTTGTACTAAGTTTAATACCTTTATTACCTATCATTTTAGGTCCATCAATAGAAGTGTCAAATTCAATTCCGTGATTATTATCGCCAGTATTTCTAAAGTAGATTGGATTATTATTTAGATAGGTAGTTTTGAGTAAATTAACATTATCGTTATAAAAGGTAGCATGGTCACCGAACATTTGTGAAGATAATTTAGATCCTCTATTACCCATAATAACTGGTCCGTCAACGTCTTCACTAAAAGA